CCTCTACTGCTAGAATACCTGTGAGGTAAGAGGTATCTGCAATCTTTGTTTCCACAGTGTTCTCTGAAATAAATGCATTTGAGCACCCGTCAACAAATATTCCAACATCTCTAAAATCTTCACCAAAATCAGTAGAGAAATCAGTATCATTATACATTACAACATTATTGGAAACCTCAAATCTCTCGACAAGTGTATTACCAAATAATCTAACATAAGAGCATCTGTTTCTGTTTACAGATACTGATTGGTAAGATTGAGAGAAAGCTGTGAAATTAAATCTGCCAAAAATATCGACAGACCCAATGGCCAAAGCCTGATTGTCGCTAACGGATAAATGAGAGTCTTTAACAATAAATCCATCTCCAACGCCAAGATTGAACCCTATTAACCCATCCTTAATCACATTACCCGAAACTGATGCGTTGAATAAAACCAATCCAGCTGGAGTTACATCAATAGTATTACAAGATAAAACAATACTCTGACCATCCTTTATGGTGTTATCTTTAATGGATAGGTTCGTTAATGACAGGTCAGTAGCAGCCACTCCTATAGCGCAATTCAAGGCATTTGCAGAAGACTCAAAAGTGCAATTGCTAACTGAAACATTCTCTCCAGTTTGAGATGCTGTTGAAGAGTAAAGCGCAACGTATGGCGCTCTCTCTATCGATGAAGAAGAGAATGTACACCCATCAACAGTTACATTTCCTAATAATCCTCCACTTTCAGTTATATTTATGCACGCCAATCCAAGATCCAAATTTGAATTTGGATTAGCTGAAACAACTTCGGCATTATATTCAAATACCAAATCCTCAAACTTAACCCCATGACTTGCAAGGAATCCGTTTTGTGAATTGACAATAATTCGTCCACCATCACCCTTGACAATCAAAGTAGTAGTATCAGTAAACCCAACTAA